AATAGAGGAACAAAGGATTCAATTGATGTCAGAAGCTCAAGAAGCTGCGACTACAATTACTCAGCAAATAATGAGTGAATCTGATTATCAATTATTGATTAAGAGTGATGCAAAAAAGAATATCGTTGATGCAATAAAGTTTCATGAGAATAGAATCGTATTAACTTGTACAGTCGGTGATGATGTATTCTTATATGAATATGTAATACCCGGAATTAAAGAGTATCCTATTATACCAATTTCTTATATGTATAGTGGAACTCCATATCCAATGAGTGCAGTTGTTCCTTTGATTGGAAAACAACAAGAAATAAATAAAGCTCATCAGATTATGTTACATAATGCAAACCTAGCATCTAATCTAAGATGGATGTACGAAGAAGGTTCTGTCCCAGAAGAAGAATGGGAACAGTATTCATCTTCGCCTGGTGCATTACTGAAATATCGTCAAGGATTTACAGCTCCTACTCCTGTTCTTCCTGCTCCAATTAATAATGCATTTTATTCCGTAGTTCAAGAAGGCAAGGCAGATGCAGAATATATTAGTGGAGTACCTTCTGCGATGATGGGATTTACGCAAGAACAACCTGAGACTTATAGAGGATTACTTGCGAATGATGAATTTGGAACAAGAAGACTTAAAGCGTGGATGGGTAGTATTGTAGAACCTGCATTAGAACATTTAGGTAGATGTTTCCAGATGATGTCTCAAAGACATTATTCAATTGAAAAAGTATTTAGAATTGTACAACCTGAAGCAGGTCAAACTCCAGACGAAGAAAAAGAAGTTTCAATTAACATACCAATTTATAATGATTATGGAGAAGCAATTGGTAAATTTAAAGATTATGCAAGTGCAAGATTTGATGTAAGAGTAGTAGCGGGAGCTACAATGCCTGTAAATAGATGGGCATTATTAGAAGAATACTTTAGATGGTTCCAGTCTGGGTTGATTGATGATATTGCTATGATAGGTGAAACAGATATTAGAAATAAAAAAGGAATTATTGAAAGAAAATCAATGTATTCACAACTTCAAGGTCAATTAGAATCTATGCAAGAAGCTGTAAAAGATAAAGATGGTACGATAGAAACATTAGAGCGTCAATTAGTACAATCAGGTATTAAGATGAAAGTAGGCGAAGCATCTAACGAAATTAGAAAAGATGTTATAGATACCCAAGCGCAACAAAAACTATTAAAAGGAATGTTGAAAGTTGAGTTTCAAAGACTAAGAGATGAAATGAGAAATGACTTAAAACAAGACAAAGAGCAAGGTGAAAAAGAATAGTTGTAACTTTGCTGTTAAAATTCATAATTTGTCAAATTAATAAAATGGAGAAAACTGTATGACTCAAGCACAAGGCAACGCCGTTATGGCCCCCGAACAAGAGAATACTAATCCTAACCCTGAAGCAGTTGACGCAGTAATTGGAGGAGGCGATGATTTTTTCGCAGCCTTAGATGAAAGTGTGAACGGTGGGATATTAGACGATACTTCGCAGCTAACCTCGGATTCTAATAGTGATAACACACTTACGAGCCCTAGTGAAGGTCAAGAGCATGTTGAAGCAAACCCAGATGTGGTTGATGTGGAAACAATGCAAAAAAGGTATAGTGATTCTAGTAGAGAAGCAAAAAGGTTAAATGGACAGCTCCAAGAGCTGGAACCTTATATGCCAATCCTAGATGCTATGCGAGACGACCCAAATTTAATTACTCATGTGAGAAATTATTTTGAGGGTGGTGGTCAGACACCTGAAAATATGGCACAACAACTTAATCTTCCCGAAGATTTCGTGTTTGACGCTGAAGATGCTTTTGGAACTCCCGAATCGGATTCTGCAAAAGTACTTGGCGCAACCATTGATGGCATTGTCCAACGTAGACTTGGAAAAGCTTTACAAGGACAACGTTCAGAAAATCACAGGTTAGCTAAAGAGGCTTCTTTTCGTCAGCAGCATGAGCTGAATGATGATGAGTGGTCAGAATTTGTAGACTTTGCAAAATCCAAGTCTCTCGAACTTGAGGATATTTATTTTTTAATGAATCGTAAGAATCGTGATAATAAAATAGCCACAAATACAAGGGATGAGATGCGTGAAAAAATGCGTGAAGTACAAGAAATTCCAAACTCTCTAGCTACTAAGGGAGGCGCAGTAGTGGAACAATCTCCTGACGATAAGATTTTTGATGCCCTTTTAGGTTCTGAAGGTGAACTAGAAAAGGCTTTTAGTATTTAAAATTTCTTAATAGAGAATACTCTAAGCCGTAACACTTAAACAACAAAGGTGATAATATGGCTGATGTATTTGGCTCAAGTACCTATTCAGACGTGGCAACATGGTCTGACGGTACTTCAAAAGACACAGGTGACCTTAGACGAAAATACAATTTCGGTGATAGAGTATCTGAGCTTTCTATAGCTCAAGACCCTTTCTTTCGATTTGTATCTAAAGTTGCCAAAAAGCCTACCGATGACCCTGAGTTTAAATTCACAGAACGTAGACCGTCTTATCATAAGCGTTATGCATATGTAATTGGATATAATAGTGGTTCTAATGTTTTTACTGAAGCTGAGTTGAAAACAACTGGTAATGCTTCTTTAACAACATCAACAGGACAGCAAGTTAAGCTTCTAATGGCTACTGACTATAAGTCAAGTGGTAATATTGGAAGTGTTAACAATAACACTAATAATGATGTTCTAGTTGGACAATCTGGCACTCAGCCTGGCTTCTTTATGCAAGACCAGGTACTTAAAGTTAATTTAAGTAATACTGATGCTGGTGGTATGACAACTGGAGCTGCAGTTACATCTAATGACGTAGATGATTATATTCTTGTTCGAATTGATACCGTCCATGCAAATGAGAGCGGTTCTGCAACTTTCCACGATTTATCGGATGGAGCTGCAGAAGATGGCGGAGCAAGAACGGCATATTGGACTCCTGTTACAGGAACAATTGTCAAAGCTACAAGTGCAACTACTATTAAGTATTTAGCCAGTTATTGTGGGGATGACCCACTTGGTACTGTCTCAAGTGCTAATATAGCTAATGTACTTGAAAAAGCTAGGTCATATGTTGTGGGAAGTGCTCACGGCCAAGGTTCAGGCTACCCTGAAACATGGAAAGACCAGCCTTTCTCAACAGGTTTTGGATTAACTCAAATTTGGAAAACTGCACTTGCTATGGATAATACGACTCGTGCAACAGTACTCAAGTACGAACCAAATGAGTTTGCTAGAATCTGGCGTGAAAAGCTGATTGAACATAAATGGGATATTGAGACTTCATTATTATTTGGTTCTCAAGCTTCTGTTGACGGCGTTCAGTATACTCAAGGTGCTGTTGATTTTATTCTTAATTATGGGAATATTTTTAGCGGTTCTGGTATGGGTGGAACTGGCACGAAAGCACAAGATGATTTCCTTGATGATATGTCACAATTCCTAGACCCTCGACACAATAATGCAAATGCAACATTGTTCATGGTTCCAACAGATGTATTTAACTGGCTTCATAAGCTAAGTGGATACTTCTCTGCTAATGTACAAAAAGTTGGTACTCTAGGCGATTCTATCGGTAGAGCTGACTTTAGCATTGGTGGTAAAAAGAATGTATTTGGTGTAGACATTACACAAATTTATACTCCTTATGGAGTAATGAATGTTGCTCGTAATGTACACTTAGACGGTACTCAAATAAAGATGATTGGCGTTAATATGAGTCACGTTAAATACAGACCTCTAGTTGGAAACGGACTAAATCGTGATACTGCAATTTATGTCGGTGTTCAAACATTAGAAAACAGTGGCGTTGACCGTAGAGTCGACTTAATTCAAACCGAAGCCGGTATGGAGTTTCAGATGCCTGAAGCCCATGCTGTGTGGAAATAGGAGGTAATATAATATGAGTATTCCTCTATATGGACAAAACGTACAAGGTGGTAAAATAGATGACGTTCTTATTAATAAAAAGAATGTTTTTTATTTTGATAGACCTCCAGTTGTAATGGATGATGGCGTTCTTGGTGGAGCTTGGGATGTACCTGATGGTGCAGCTCAAGATGTAGTCTTACATCAATATCCAGCAGGAGCTGGTTCTATATATGGATTGCAGTTAGCTGCATCTTATAATGGAACTCAAGCTATTGATGGCCCTTCTGTAGCATCTACTGGAATGAATTACGAAGGTGATTCAGCAGATGACGAAGGCTTTCAATTTGCGATGAGCTATCCAGGTGTTAAAGGAATCGAAGGTGTTGATTCTTTTACAGTTGGAACAACTGGATTCTATGCTAAGCTTAGGTTTTCTATCCAAGATATTAGTATTACTGATGATTGTGCTTTTGGTTTTAGACTAAAATCACAAGCTTCAAATGCTGCTCTTGAT